ATCAGTGGGGCTACACGTTCGGCCTCGATGATCAGCCGACCAAGGGCGAGTTCAGCGCGGCGATCAAGGCTATTGCTGAAGCCGGTTACACCGACCCCGGCGCGATCAACCCGGTGCGCAACTTCCGCATCGAGGGCAGCATCAACCTAAAAGAAGGACGCCACAACTTCGCCTCCATCCTGACCGAGTTCCACCCCGAGCGCGAGTACACACTGGCCCATATTTGTCAAGCGTTGGGCGTCACGCCCGGTCCTGTTGATACGGCGTATATACGCGGCGTATACCTTGAGGACGATGGCCTAGACACGGTGCTAGAGTGGGTCCGCGAGCGCGGGCTGCTGCTCGATAAGGCCAACGGCGAGGGCTGGTACGGCGTAGTGTGTCCTAACCATGCGGCGCACACGACGGGCGACCCCGGCGGGCGGTACAATCCCGTATCCCGTAGCTACACCTGCTTCCACGGTCACTGTGGTGACTGGAACAGCGAGAAGTTTTTGCGATGGGTCGAGGCCGAGGGCGGCCCCAAAACGGGCTATGGGCTCCGCGATGACCTGCTCGCAAAGAAGATGGAGGCCGCGTTGAGTAAAATTACGCCCACAACTGAGTTCCCCGACGAAGCCGCCAAGGTGATCGAGGAAGTCGAGCGCCGCGAGCTTGGGCGCGTCGAGCGATCGCAATGGTACGAACGCTTCGCCTACATCCAAGACGATGACAGTTACTTTGACATGATTGATCGGCGCGAGATCAGCCGGCAGACGTTCAATGCGCTGTCCCGTCACATCCCGTGCCGCAGCATCCGCTCAAACCGTAACATCGAAGCCTCCATCTGCTTTGACGAGAACCGTCAGGCAATGGGCGCTCACTCGTTGGTCGGCGTCACGTTCGCCGCTGGCGAGTCGATCCTTGTCTCACGTAACGGCCTTGTCTACGGCAACCGCTGGCGCGACGCGCGGCCGACCGCCGCCGAGGGCGACGTATCCATCTGGCTACAGCACGCCGAGCGCATGATCCCCGACCCTATCGAGCGCGAGCATGTGCTTAACGTGATGGCCTACAAGCGCCAGCACCCCGAGAAGAAGATCAACCATGCCGTCCTGCACGCCGGTCGCCCTGGCAGTGGCAAGGACACGCTCTGGGCGCCGTTCCTGTGGTCGATCGGTGGCAATACGCACGTCAACGTGGCGATCGTCAAAAACGAGGAATTAAATTCGCAGTGGGGCTACGCGCTCGAATCTGAAGTGATCGTGATCAACGAGCTCAGACAAGCCGAGGCCAAAGATCGACGGGCGCTTGAAAATAGTTTGAAGCCCGTGATCGCCGCGCCGCCTGAGCTACTGTCGGTCAACCGTAAGGGCATGCACCCGTACGATGCGCTCAATCGTGTGTTCGTACTGTCGTTCTCAAACGAGCGCGCGGCCATCAGCCTACCGCGCGATGACCGTCGATGGTTTGTCGTGTGGTCCGAGGCCGAGCGCATGCGCCCCGAAGACGCTGAGCACATCTGGGCGTGGTACAAGTCCGGTGGGTTTGAATCCGTCGCCGCGTGGCTCGATGCGCGCGACGTGTCGGCCTTCAATCCTGGCGCCGCGCCGCCGATGACTGAGGCTAAGATGATTATGATCGAGTCGGCCATGAGTACGGCCGAGTCGTTCCTAGTCGAAATGATCCGCACGCGGCAGGGTGATTTTGCCAAGGGCGTCATCGCCTCGCCGTTCTATGCTATTTGTGATCGGCTGCAAGGCCTTGCTCCCACGGGCGTTAAGGTCGTACCGCCGGCGCTCATGCACGCGCTACGCGAGGCTGAGTGGGTCGATTGTGGGCGCTTGCACTCACGTAAGCATGTGTTCTGTCACCCGCAGTTTGCGAGCCTCACGAAGTCGGAGCTCCGGCACATGGCCGAAGACAAGGCGCCTGCATTGTCAGTCGTCAAGTAGCCAGTCAACGAGGATGGCGGCGCCGATAGTCAAGAGTAAGTACGTCACGCTTATTGGCCTTTAGTTGATTGTATCGAGCGGTAGTGGCCTGCAACGCGGTCGGCGCCTTGTAGCGCCGCCCCTTGCCTTGGCGCACGTCCTTGCGCGCCACGTCGATCCAGCGCCACATGCGCCGGACCCACCAGTCAGTGAGTGTTGTCCGCGCCACGGTCTACCCGTTGCAGCGCGCGTCGAGCGATCGCGTGCGCGTCCTCGCACTGATCGCGGCTCATGTTAGCGATGGTGTGTAGCGCCGCCTCGTAGTGCAGCAGCTTGTACACGGCTTCGGTGTAGAGCTTGACCACGCGGCCGTAGTCATCGCGCGTTAGGTTGTCGGTCATCGCTCCACCTCTCGCACCAGGCGATCAATGAACCAGAGCGCTTTTCTATACTCCTCAGCGCGTGCGGCGTCATGGTCGCCGTGCTTATGGCCGACGCGGCTCAGGTACTTGAGCGCCGATAGGCGTAGATAACCCTCGAACTCCTCGGGCGTACTCTTAGCCCTCATGTAGTCGATCGTTTCAATACCGCCGACTTTGTAATGGTCGGGGTTGATCGCGTCGGGCGTACTGTCAGCCTCGGCGTGCGTACTGTCGCTCCCGTAGGGCCATGCGTTGTACTCAGCCATCACGGCGTCGATCTCCTCTTTAGTCAGCCTACATGTGCGCTCCAAGCGGCTCTCGGGCGCTCGGTACATGGTCTCGGCGTCCACGGGTACGTCAGGCGGTCGGCCTACGTCGCGCGCGAACTCCAACCACTCGTCAAATGTCATCTTCATACTGTGCACCTCTACCAATAGTCACCACCCCAACGCCGCCGGCTGCATGCCCAATTGGGCGGCGGCACGCGGCGCCACTCGTCACGCCGTGCGGCGTCCATGCGACGCAGCGCGCCCCTCAGCCACGCGAGCCAACGGCTCACGCTACGCCCTCGGGTAGCTCGATCGCCTTGCAGCCCAAGGCCAGCGCTACGATCGCATCAGCTTGACTTTGCGTCATGCGTAGCGCGTCCTCGACACGCTCGACCGGGCGTGACGTGCCGGTATAGCCGCCCTCAGCGTCACGGTCGAGTGTTAGATAGCGGCCCTCGTACTCAGGGCCGCCGATGGTGTATTGAATGACCCAACGCTTGCCGCTCATCGCAGCACCTCCCACGCGTCGGACTTGCGCTCGGCGAGCTTGAAGTTAGCGATGGGCCAACGGCGCAGCAGCTTAGACGCTGGCCACGCTAGCAGGACGGTTCCTGCGTCGTGCCTCCAGCAGCCCTCCTCAGTCGCGCCGGCGTCCGTGTAGTAAAACGCGCGGCGCATGCCGGTAAGGTTGCCGGCTGTGGTGCCTAGCACCACAGGGTCAAGCGCCAACGTACACGCGTCGGTCGTGAGGATCGTCTTGCCCTTGGGCTCACCTTTAACGGCCGCCGTGGCGAACGTATCGGCGTGGGTCGTCGTGGTGAGGGTGGCGGCCAGTACGGCCGTGATGATTGCAGTTTTCATAGTCTATTGTCTCCAGTTAGTTAAAGGTCGTCTCATCTTCATCGTCAAAAGGATAGGCGGGGTCGCGTGGGCTCATCCACAGGTACTCGCGGCGTGGTGGCCGCCAGTCGAGCGCATCCATAGCGGCCGCCCGCTCAGCGGCGTACTCGCTCAGGCCTTGCGCGCGGTACGCCCGCACAGCGTCGCGGTAGTCGCTCATGCGGCCTCCGCCTTAATATCGGTGATCATGTGGTCGGCGATTTCGTACCAATTAACGTCCGCCAGGAAAGCTCGGGCGTAATCAGCGGCGAGCCCTTCCACCGTGGCGCACTCGAATAACACTTGCTCGGCGTAGTCCTGCAAACACTTGGAGAGGCTGTACGTGTCGTCCGTGTTGAGGTCGCTGTAATAGTCGGACGGATTGAACCCGTCAAATATCTCTAGGTTGACGCGCCACGTCGCATAGTTAGTCCATCCGTTATAGGTTGTGTCGGTTGTCATGGTCGTGTACTCCAGTTTAGTTAAGTGTGGGCGGCCATGGGCGCCGCCCGTGTGGCGTGATGGTTAGGCGGCCTCGGCGGCCACGTCGGCGGCCGTCTCGGCGCTGTAGGCGAGGGCATCATCGTGCGCCATGCGGCACGCCATACGCGCCACGTCGGCGCTTAGGTCGTTGCGCATGGGCATAACGAGCGCCAACACGCCGATCGTATTGTCCGTGATCACGGTCGGGAACTCGCCGCGCATGTGGATACGGATGGCGTGTTGGCTGGCCGCCTTTTTAGACACGTTGCGCGCGATGGAGAGCGCCTCGCATGCGTCGGCGAGGTATTGAGTGTTGAGCACAGCCGGTACGTGCTCGCCCACGTCTTCAGCCTTGGGGACGACGCGGCGCCACTCAGGAAAACGGCCGTCGAGCGCCTTTCCAGTGACTGAGCCCGTGGGCGTGCCGATGGCAAGGTGCGACTCGTCTACGGTCACGGTCACGTCTACGGCGCCTAATGACTTGCCGCGCGCGTACTCGCCGGTGAATTGCTTCAACGCGGCGTCGATCGTCTCGTTTGGCACGATCACGGACGGATAGTTGGACTTGACGCCGCGCGCGTTGGCAACGAACAGGCGATGACCGTCGGTAGCAACGACCTTGCCGGCGGTCGTGTCGAGGTACACGCCTTGCAAGTAATAACGCACGTCTTTTTCGGCCGTGTGGGTACGTGCGGCGCGCAAGGTGGCGAGAGAGACAGTAAGTGTGTACATGTTAGTGGACTCCAGTTTAGTTGATTGTACGGTTTTAGTTTACGGTAGGTTGTCAGTCGTTTGCAAGGCGAAAGATGA